CAGTAAGCATCTTCTTTTTATAGATGGTTCGTTCCTGATAGATCTTCTCCATCAGCTTGGGTAAGAAACCCTGGGTTTTTGTGTCATAATAGGTGCCATTAGGACACACTGTGACGCCCTCCAGGGAGCTTGTGTCTATTTCCTTGGCAAGTAGTTTCTCGACGTTTGCGCTAGGGTGACGGGTAGGTAGCAGCGTCTCTGGCGAGAGATTGTACTGCATAATGAGGTGAGGGTATAGGGAGTTGAGGTCAAAAGAGACAACCCAGTCATAGATCCCTGGAATAGGTTCCTTAACATACGCTCCAGCATACTTTGCATCCTTTTGTGATTTACGTTTAGGTGGAATAGCAATCTTCTGACGTGCAAGATACACATAGATGATGTTATCCCACATACGGACCTGTGAATACACATCCTCAAAATTTACTTTGGCATCATATGCCATGGTGACAGCTAGTTCTAGTAGTTTCATCTTGTCATCCAACCTGTCAACCAGGCGAACGTCAATGATGTTGTACTCTACAAACTTCTGCCAGTCTTTTGTATAGAACTCTTTGAAGGTGTCATATTCACTGTGGTCTAGTTTCTTCTGACCTAGTTCTACGAATGCAATATGATCTAGACGATAAGACTCTTGGTTGGTGTAAGTAAACTTACGATACAACTCAAGATAGTCTAGTGTTGCTACACCAGTGATGTCATAAGCAAGTTGCTCACGACCCTTGATAAAGATCCTACGTGGATAGATGTTCTTCCAAGGCGAGAGAAGCTTTGCTTCTTTCTCACCAAGGATACGCTCTATACGGCGGATGATATACGGCATATCGAACAGTTGTACGTTCCATCCAGTGATCACATCAGGGCAGTTTGCCTGCCAGTCATGAAGGAATCCTTTCAGCAGACCTTCCTCGGTCTGGAACTGTAGGTATTGCACGTCCTTCTCTGTGTTCATGAAGGGACGTGAACCATACACTGTGATCTTGCCCGTTGTAGAGTCTTTGATACTAATCAGAAGGATCTCCTGGTCAGCAGACTCGATGTCAGGGAAACCATTCTCGGCACCCGTCTCAATATCAAGAGTAAAGATACGAATCTGATTCATATCAAACTTCATGTCCTCATCAGGGTACGTCTCAAAGATGTACTGATTAAGGAAACGAGTTTGACCACAGATTTCATAGTCTTCTAGGTCTCGATGTGCTTCCATAAAGGATTTTGCATCCACGATAGAACCCTGTTGCACAGGGCGCACACTTCGACCGTCAAGTGTTTTCCATTCTTCCTTCACTCTAGAAGGAAGAAACAGTGTAGGATTAAACTTGACACGATCCTCAAAAGGCAGACCATGGTCATAGCCACGGACTAGGATCGTATTGCCTGTTTGCTCAACACTGGTGTAAAACTTCATTCAGATTTTGTTTCGTAAAAAAGCGATGCGGTTTTGCTATCAGGTTCAGCAATCAAAGTGATGTCTGAAGACCTGACCGCCAACTCACGGTCATCGGAAAAAGGTGGGAAGGTGGTGAGACCATCTTCCGTTACCTCACAGGGGTATTTTAGCACACAATCGGGATCCCCGAACTCAACACCAGGAATCTCTTCAACTTCGCTGACTATCCAGCGACTCTCAAACCGCAGGAGCTTCAGCATCAGTTACCTCCTCAACTGCTGGAACAAATCCAGTGTCAGCAGCTGCTGCCATCGCTTCCACCTGTGCTTGTTCTTGTGCTACTGCTTGCTCTACAGTTCTTGTATAAGCTTCTTCCAAACCAGGATCCACTGCTCCAACACATGTCACTGAAGAAAATGGAATTTTAAATTGTGTATCAATAGAGAATGGAAGCCACTTATTGAATCGAACTTGCACTTCTTGGTTGCCTGGGTTAGACCCTGGTTCTAGGTTCAAAGTGTAGGGTCGAATCATGATGAGACAAATAGGCTTACCCTCTTTGTCATCTCCTTCACGTACTTCCTGAAGGTCACAAATAAGACGTTCGTGTGAACCAGACAGGACTACGATTGCGTTTGCCATAATAGAAAAGTATTGAACTGCTTTATTTTAACACAAAAAAAGGGGGGTGTCAACTGGATTTTGCCAGTTACCCCCCGTGCGGCGACGATATGTCTTTATTTAGTAATGAGATATTCTTTTTCGTTTTGATATGGTTTAGTTTGACCAGACCAAAGTTTGTATCCTTGTATCATTTCAGGTATCAACCATTGATCCACTCGATAACAATACTGCCAGTTGACTGGTTGGACGCAATTTACCACAGCAACATTCCAGAAGGCTACCAAGTGAATAATTAATGATTTCATTCTAACAATAACTCTTTAATACCAGCAATGTCATAAACAATTTTTCTTTGATGCTCTGGAATATATTTGTTTAAGTGAACAACCAATAGACCATCTAGGAACGTAACCTCTCCAATTTTAACATCGTCTGCGAGTTGCCACGTATTAATAAAGGAACGCTTTGATACTCCACGGTGGAGATACTGGACATCAGGATCTCTTCTTGTATTTTTCGTGGCAACTTTGAGAATGTTTGATTCTGTAGATACTTCAATCTCTTCTGGTTTAAATCCAGCCAGAGCGATTTCAATAGTATACTTACTGGTGTCATGCTTGATTAAATTGTAAGGGGGGTAGTTTGTATTATGATTTGACATACTATCTAGACGATGAAAGATATCATCGAGCCCTACAAAGTGTGGGGAATATGAATCCCATGCAAACTTATCCATTAGTAACTCCTTTATTAGCGAGTGTTTTGTGTGGACCCCGAAGGCATCCAATACTATTTAACCAAGACACAAAAAAAGGTAGAGTGGTAAAACCCTACCTTTGAATTCGGATTATACTTCAGTCTTCTTACGACCGATATTGTATTTGGACTCTAGGATCCAATCGTCTTTATCTTTAAATGATAGCACCTTAATTTGATTGAGAGGAGCAATGTCTTCAATACGTTCTGCTTCGACTACAGATACGAGACCCCAGTCTGACAACAGTTGGGTAATACGATTCCTTCGTTGAACATCGTTGACAGTAAAGTTTGTTTTTTTGCCATCTAATGCAAACAACTCTTTAAAGTGGACGATATAATATCTACCCTGCTTGTGTAGAATATGACATGATTGATATAGCTTGCGTTCTTTTCTTGAAGCAACACCAATACGGGTTAGCGTCTCACGAACCTTCAGAAAATCGTCTGGTTCAGACAGACTAACTTCTACCATATCAGAAGGTTGCCATTGTACTTCAATTTCAGTGCTCATCTTGTTCCGCCTGTATCTAATAGTTTTGCTATTGTTTCAAGATCAGAATTCGTGAGAATTCTTAAAGCGGCAAGTGCTTTGTTATGGTTATATCCATAATATTGCTTCACCAAGTCAAGATGCTCAAGAGTTTCCTTCTTCGCCCAAGGAGCGAAACGCTTCCTAGGTTTCAAACTATTTATAAAAAAATCATATTGCATCTGCTTATCTAATTCAGGATGCATATTCATTTCATTGGCGTACAATATCGAATCAATATGATGTGACATGCACTTATTAATAATGAAGGGAGGATAACCTTTTACAGCTTCCTTATCTCCATGCAGTATATTTTTCTTCGACTGATTAATTGAATACAAATAATCAGTAAGTTTATAACTCATAATTTAGCAGTAACACTCATCACTTTTGCATTTGGATTGCGAGCAAGAGCAACTTCTCTTGCTTCTGAATAGTTACGTGCAATCACCTCTTCTTTAAAGACGGTGCCTGCTACGAATAGGGTGACTTCACACTTCATAATTAGTAAGGACTAGTTCCTTGCGAGCTGCTTGATCTGTATTATAACTCCCCACGCTCCTCATGGTATAAGTGTGTGCAAATTCTCCTACTGTCCACCCTTGGAACCGATCTTTGACCAGTTGAGACGAATTGTAAGATACAAGTTGAGGACAGATGAAGCGATCACAGTCACTAGCAAAGGTATCATGACAGAAGGACTTGTGCATATTCCCCCGCCGTCCATAGAGGTTATCTCTAATATCATATGGGGGGTCGAGATAGATGAAGGTATCTCGATTGTCGGTGAAGAGCTCTTCATAAGATAAGTTAGTAATTTTCCAGTTCTTAATCATCAACGAATAGTCTGGGAGTTTATCAATGCCTCGCATTGAGAAATTGCTCTCTGAAGCCTGCTTTGAGAAGGAACTGGATTCAGTGAGACCAGAAAAAGAGCACTTGTTAACAACGTAAAAAGCAACAGCACGAGATAAATTGGATGTCTGATCATCGTTTACTTTTCCTTTCGCTTGTTGGAATAATACTTTAGCTGATACTGGTTCACAATAACGTTGCTTCAGTTGTACCAACTGATCACGCATCTCTCTACCATTCTCCTGGAGTTCTCTCCAGAAGTTATAGAGTGGTTCATACAGATCATTCACCCAGATGTCTAGTTTTGGATAACGTTTACCAATCTCGATGGCAACAGAACCACCACCAAGAAATGGTTCACGATACTCGCTTACCAGGGAAAGGTCTGGGAGGTACTGGAACAGTTTGCTTACCGCCCTGCTCTTCCCTCCTGGGTATCTCAACGGCGTCTTCAGTGACTTCAAAGTTTTTGTCATTATATTTAAGGTACTCACGAAAGATCATTTTCATTTCACGTTCTGTCATACCACAATGAGCTGCAGCATGAGGTAGATTCATTGTAGCATAAAAGAGAGCTTCATTCGCTTCCTTTACGTTCTGGGGAGTTGTCTTCTTCATCGACATAGCCTGCGAATTCAAAATCTTCAATGTCACTTACAGAAACTTCATGTACACCACCAATCAGATACCAATGGTGACCTACACGTTCACCAAGATACTTCATCTGATCTGTATCAAAAAAGTTTTCACGCATTGCTGCCTGAATTTTTAAGTGTAGTAGTTCTTCTTTACTTGGTACTTTCATTAGATAATAATGTTCTTTTGAGGAGTAATTACTTTAGAAAACAATCCTTCATAAGATTGAGTCAAACTTTCATTCAATTCTGTTTGATACACCACATAGTTTTTGGGGATAGTCAAAGGAATTCCTTCTTTGGCAAGAGGAGACCAGGGAGCAAAGGACAGTTGTCCACGTTCCATAGGCACAGCAACAACAGCATTCTCTACAAGATAGCGTTCGTCATTCTCTTCTTTGATCTGGCAGATAACATCTTCGCCAGAGTACAGTCGCAGTAGTACAGTCATTTAAATTCGCATCCTAGCATAATTTCGGTTAAACATGCCAACAGGTTGATCTCCTGATCGGCAACAAAAGCAATTTGATACTGGTACTTGGCTAGAACCAGAACTGCTTCAGGTATAGATGATCCTTTAAGGTTAGCATAAAGGATATCATAAATTTTACGCATGACAATGTTTGGGTCATTGTCAGTATTTTCTACTACCCATCTTTTAATAGTAGTAAACTCCTTGTTCTTCATTGCTTTCACAAGGTCATCTAGTTTGATATCTGCGATATCACATAGGATATCTACATTGATCTCACCAGCAGCTGCATGTCTTTGACACTCATTGATCAAACGACGCCAGTCAGGGCTGTAACGCATGACTAACTTACCAATGACATCTTTGTCGAAGGTAACATTATTCTCTTTAAGAATCTTGGTCAGTCTTACATAAAACTGTCCCTGAATCTCTCGCTTGTCCTCATTCTTGATCCTAAAATCAACCACAGTGCATCGAGAATGCAGTGGTTCGATAATCTTATTAGGAAAGTTACAGGTAAAGATGAACCGACAGTTGCTATGGAACTCTTCGATAGCGGTCCTCAACGACAGCTGAACGTCGTTGGTGGTGTTGTCTGCCTCATCGATAATAACGACCTTGTGGGCGCTGCTAGAGGACAGAGAGACAGTGCTAGCAAATGTACGCACCTTCTGTCGGATGGTGTCTAGGAAGCGACCCTCGTCACTACCATTGATAACGATGTATGAGGCACCAATCTCCTCACACAATGCTTTCGCAACAGTGGTCTTGCCAATACCTGCACTACCAGGGAGTAGCAGGTTAGGGAGTTCACCCTGTTCGACAAAACCTTTGAACACGTTGAGAATGCTCGCAGGAAGAATACAGTCATCAATTGTATGAGGACGATACTCTTCCACCCATAAAAATTTCTTGTTCATCAAGGTTCAAGTGCAATAAAATACTTCAAGTCAAGACGTTGATGCTTCCACATGCTCACTAGTTTCTGGGAAACTTCTACATGATAATCACCGTTGTGAAGTCGGAGGTTATCCATCTTCATACAAAGATTATGAACGCCCGTAGAGTTACCAGTGACAGTCTGCTCGTATACATTGCTAGTAGCATCCTCTTTGTTGAAGAGTTTGATTGCGATGTTACGATCATCATCAGAAGTGAATGATAGATCGGGGAGACTGTATACCGTGCTAGCAGTCTTCAAAGCTTTGATGTCTTCAGCAGAAATATTAAACTCAATATCAGCGCCAGGGAATTTGACATTCTTTTCTGGTGCTGCCTTGAGAGTAATCTCTGGGTTAGAGAAATAGTAACGTGCCTTACGACCATTACCAATGATGTTGACATGCTGCTCGGCAAACTCCAGAACAGGAGAATCAAACAAACTCATGCCAGTCAGAAATTCTGACAGATCATAGATACCAAAGCTCTGTGGAAAAGTCTCTTCGCAATTGAACTCTGCAATAGAGTTCTCACCCACGCTAATAGTCTTCAGAGTATTACCCTCACGAATCATGATAGAACTATTGATTGTAGCAAAGTTCTTCAGGATTGCGTGAGTGTCATTAGATAAAATGAGTTTGCTCATTGAGAATATGTTTCAGTAATTTGAGATTTGTCAGAGAAGTGAAGGAGAAGAAGACCGTAGTGAAGGATCTTAATGATGTCACGACGGGCAGTTCCTTTCTTGTCATACCGCGAAGCATACTTCAGAATGTTAGAGCGACAAAATGCTTCTGCATCACCACAAGCTTCAATTAGATCTAACGTCTGAATTGCGTCATTGCCTGCTGAATAGTGTTGTCCATAGGTTCCAGTAATGTAGTCACGTAGCTCTTTGAGAAGAACTTCTTCATTATATTTTAAAGTCATGCTTGATAGATGTACCTCAATTGATTATGATAGCATCCATGTATGGATACGTCAAGTGGTTTACCATGTGTAATCTGCATTTTCATCAATTTTGCAATAGAGTTCAATAAACGACGTTTTAGTTTCTTCGTCAAAACGATTAGTACAGACTTCGATAGCTTTCATGCGACGTTTACCGAAGATCTCATAAGCTTGGACGATGTGAACCAAACGACGGGTGCTAATTACCTCATCAATACCACCATCTTTAAAAGTCTTGCGAATAATGTCAGCCCAGTCTACCAGTTTTCCAACAAACTGTGCATCATCACATAGTTTTAAAAGAATCTTGGACTCAATAGCAGGAGTAGGATACTCTTGCTCAAAAGTGACACAGAAACGCTCAAGGAATGCTTCGTTCAATACATTAGTACCAATGAAACGACCGTCATCACTACCTTTACCTTTAGTATTAGCAGTAGCAAGGATAGTAAACCCTTCTGTAGGTTGAATAAACTTACCAATCTTCTTTAAGAAGATACCTTTACCCTCAAGAATAGATTGGAGACAAAGAATTTTGTTGGATGCCAAATCGATTTCATCCAGAAGGAGAACAGCACCACGCTCAAGAGCTTCAATGACAGGACCATTGTGCCAGACAGTATTACCGTCAACCAAACGGAAACCGCCAATAAGATCATCTTCATCAGTTTCTACTGTGATATTGACACGGATGAGTTCTCTACCGAGTTGAGCACATGCTTGCTCGACACTGAACGTTTTGCCATTACCAGAAAGACCCGTGATAAACGTAGGATAAAAAATACGGGACTTAATAATTTTTTTAATATCAGCGAAATCACCAAACTGGATGAAGGAATCATCTTTTTCAGGAATAAGATTTAGTTCAATAGCAGGTTGTGCAGTGGGTGCCTGATAGGTTTGCTCTAGTTGCTCGGCAGTGAGACTCCACTTACCGTAACTAACTTTATACTTTTCAAGACGTTTGCAAATGGTAGGGTAGGAAACACCAAATTGATCAGCAGCTTTCAGAACTGCTTGACTATCAAACTCATTGCCATAGTTGTCAGCAAAAAACTCTTGGAGTGCGCTGGGATCGATGTTAGCGGAACGAGGCATTGTCTTTTTCGTTGATGAATTTATTATAGAACAGGAAACCCCCAAGACTAGGGGGCAGTGGACGGTTTGTCAGGCGACCATATCGACAAAGGAAGAAAGGATTTTCTTGTTCGTGGTCTTTGCTTTCAACATGCTCTTAAATGCTTTAGCAATCTGTGCTTTAGTAGCATCATCCTTGACTTCAAAGTCGGATGATTTATTAATTGAAGTAGATGCAATTAAGTACAGAGAATTGTATCCAAGTTGTTTCTTAAACACAAAGGACTTATCTTTCCTCCATTTTTTAAGAACATCATCAGCAGGTTGATTATATGTATTGCGATAAAGGTAAGAAAAATCATTACCAGTTAAGATTCGGAATCCAAGGAAGTTTACTTCAGGAAAATTGTGACATAAATTCTCAAGCAAAATGGTAGTGATGGAATCATTAAAATTAGATCCGCACCGTCTATAGACATGACCTGTCTTACGATCACGAAGACGAACATCACCATCAACAGCACGTTGACCCCAGTAAGTATACTCACTACCAGCACCAATAGTAACATTGTAGCTGATATTGTTTGACTCACCATCAGTCAAAATTACAGTGTTGATCTTCTGAACCCCAGTCATTTTTTTAAACATTGGGATAATTTCATGCATCACAATGATAGATTCATTGAGAGGTGTACCACTCAAGTCAATACCAGGAGGTGTAGAAACACCATAGGAGTTCATGAAGAAACCGATGCGAAAGATGTTGCGACACTGACTGTCAAAGTTCTTACTGTTTGAACGAGATGACAACAAATTCAGGAGAGAGAATCGTTTATGGAACATGAATTTATTTTCTTCACGAACGCATCTGTCCTGTACTGCATCTGGATCATAGTCATGCTCTTCAGGATCGAGAAAACGATTGTTCCATTCATAAGTGAAAGCATAGACCTCAAAAGGAATGTTTACCTTACGACAGAACATCACCAGAGACAACAATTGCTTGATTGTATCTTGCAAATAGTTTGCCATAGATCCAGACCAGTCAAGAATAAAGATCATTCCATGATTTTTACCATCAGGAATTACAGAAACTTTCTTGAATAGATCTTCATTGTACTTGTATGTGTGAAGCTTGGTACAATCAAGAACACCAGTACGTGCAGTTGATGTGCGAGCATGGGAGTCTGCTGCTTTCTTACATTCAAACTCTTTGACTAGGTAGTTGACTTCCTTCTGCGAGTCTTTTTTAAAGAGATCAAAACTATTGTCAGCAAATTCTAGAGGATTATCATAACGTTTGTGATCACGGCAACTGTAGTGAGCATCAATATGTTTTTGAAGCACTGCCTGGTCCACAATAATATTCTCAAGATTAATCTTTGGAATCTCTACGTATACAGGATCTCTAAAATATGGAGCAGTTTCAGTTAAGTCCTGTATGTTTTCATCAAACGAACGTTGTGTTTCAGCTCTATCACCACCAGCATTTCCACCAGCAGCAATGTTTTCATCTAACTGTTCTCCCTCATCATCACCATCTTGCTGTATGGATTGCCCCTGATCAGTAGTTTCAGTGTTGGATGGTTCTGTAGTATCTGAAGACTCAACTTTTTCTGTAGTACCTTGAGCAGTTGCATTTTGATTTGCATCAGCAATTTTTTCTTGCTGTGAATACTCATAAATTTTTTGACAAACAACAATGACTTCATCAAAAGTCTCACAGTTCTCTACCTCACGAACCAGCTCACGTTCTACTTCATTAAAAGGCATAACCGAAAAGGCACCAATCTTACAATGAAGATTAATACGATCGATAAAAGAAATGGTTTCTAGTTCTTCGTCCTTAATATTAAAGAAGTCATCGTTATCAAGTTCTTGATAACCTTTGAAGAAAGTTTTGGTAAGTCCAGGATACTTTCTCTTCATCAGTTTCTCGATACGAGAATCTTCAACCACGTTGACATAATCTTTAGGCACCTGTGCAACCTCTGCCCAGTCGATGTTAGGGGTATAGAGGGCATGACCTACCTCGTGTCCTACAAGCAGGTCATAGACGCTGTTAGAGGCGTTCCAGAGGGGTAGGGTGAGGACACGGGTGTCTACGTTGAAAGATGCAGTGGAGACCTTACGATGCTCAACCACCAGGTTCTCGGTGGCTAGCAGGCGAGCGAGGTTACCTTTGATTTCTGCGGTGTTCATCGGGTCTCTTGCGTTGATGCATATATTATATACAAAAAAAGAGGGTCCGAAGACCCTCCCTATGCCGCTTCGGAAAGTGTCTCCTGCATAATGCTGAAGTTCTTTTCTTTGATTGCGGTGAGTGTTCGGTCGAACTTTCCTTCCAAACTCTCCTTATGACTGATGACAAAGACGTTTGTGTTGTCATCAAAGTTACGTAGTATCCACCCAAGTTCTCCTGTACCATTGTTGTCAAGAGATCCGTCAAAGATCTCATCCAGGATCAAGATGTTAGTATCAACAGAATTCTTAAGTTTAGCAATAGAACGCCAAGTAAGCAGCAAAGCGATATCAATACGAGCTTTCTCTCCTTCCGAGAAAGACTCGTAGGAAAAGATATCCCTGAACCTTGACTTGATGGTTTCTTCAAAACTATCATTTAGTGCGAAGTTAATATAGAAGTCCATGTTCTGCAGATACTGATTGATGAGTTTATTCATCACTGGTAGATACCTTTTAATGATTCTGGTTTTGATACCATTATCTTTAAGTAGTTGTCCAGCTGCAAGTAAAGTGTTTCGTTCTTTCTTGACAACAGCAATCTGTTTTTTCAGATCATCATGTTCCTTCTCTAGATATTTTAACTTCTCATACTCTTCAGACTTATCATCCTTGGAATTTTGTAATGTTTCTACATCCAAAAAGAGTTGCTTGACGTTCTTATGGATACGATTAACAGTAGCATTATACCCAGCAATCTGCTGTTGAATGCCATTCATTTCTTGATTTTTTACAGTGTACTGCTGGTCTCTTGCCTGCTCGTCTTCAATGTTAGAATGAATCTCTTCGATTGCCGAGACAAGTTCTTTATACTTTGAGGTAATCTCACTAGTCTTTTGTTCTTTCAACTCATGTGTGATTGACTGACTACACGTAGGACATGTATCATTCTTTGCAAAAAATTCGTGCTGTTTCTTATAACTAGAAAACTTGTTTGTTAGTTTTCCTTTCAAGTTATTTAAAGTTATCAATTTTTTATTTGCTGCTGAAAGACTTTTCATATCTTCACAAAGTCTTTCAGATTCTTCACATAGTGTAGATACAGATCGTTGACAGGTTTCTTCTTCCACCAACAACTCTTCAATACGTGATTGTTTCTCTTTGATATTTGCTTCGTCACGAGTAGATAATTGTTCAATCATCTGACGTTGCATAGAAATCTTTTGCTCCGCCATGTCAACACTGTAGTCAACATCACGCATCTCTTCGTTAGAAGTTTTCATCTTATCTTTCAGTGCTGTGTTCATCACAGAAAAGATCTGAATGTCCAAGATGTCTTCAATAATTTCTCTACGTTGTGCTAGAGGTAATCTCATAAACGGAACGAACGTGGACGAACCTAGCACAACAATTTGTGTGAAGGACTTATAGTTCATCTTCAGAATCGTTTGCTCCAGATGTTTCTGATAGTCAGAGACATTACTGGATTGATCTAGCATAGATCCGTTTTGCCAGATCTCAAACACACCTGGCTTGATGCCACGTTTAACAAGAAATTTATTTGGTCCTGTAGTAAATTCAATCTCAACTAGACAATCTTTTTCGTTAACACTGTTGACCAGCATTGGTTTGTTGACCTTACGAAAAGGTTTGCCAAACAAAGAAAAGGTAAGAGCATCCAAGATGGTACTCTTACCAGCTCCGTTAGTACCAATAATAAGGTTAGTCTTACTAGCGGTCAGATCAACTTCAGTATATGTGTTGCCAGTAGAAAGAAAATTCTTCCAGCGAACTTTTTCAAACGTAATCATGTTAAGTCGTCAGGTGGTATGATGAAGTCGTCTATAGTGATTATAGCATATCTCTGCTCTCGCTGCTCGCAAGCGAAAACAATTAGTTGTTTTTCAATTTGAATCATCTGCAATTCCAGTTGAGATGCTGAATCAGATAGTTGTTCAGCATATCTTTCACAGTCGTCTCTATCATCAAAGATAGGAATGACATGATCTCCTGTGTCTTTATCGACAACAGAGAAAACTCCTTCTGGCAAGTCTTTGAGAGTTAAGATGAAAGACATCAAACCATTTCACAGCTCTCAATATATAGCGATCTCATAAGTTTCTTAAGGTCAGATTTCTCTACGGACATTTCTACCTCATCGATATACTCGTTAAGTAATGTCAGTGTATCTTTGACTTCTAGATTAGGTTCTTCTACAGTATCTTCATCAACTAAAGTCTCTACAATTTTGATATCATGAGCGCCAGAGTTATACAACTGGTCAATCATTTTTTCAAATTTGTAATAGTCACGCCTCTCTTCAACAATGACTTTAATAAAAGTATCCTTAAACTGGGTGTAGTCTAGAACCATGTCCTTATCTACATCGTTATAGTAGATCTTTTTAAAGATGTCATAAGGATTTTTTACCATACGCAGTTTATTAGATGCTGGTTCGTAAAGATGAAACCCTCTAGTGTCAGCGTAGTCATTCCAGAACATCTGGTAAGGATTGCCAAGGTATGTGATGTTACCCTTGCTTGACTTGTGATGGAAATGTCCCGAATAGACCTGCTTAAAATTCTTATAGATCTTGGGATCCATGCCATGCTCCATCTTCATGCCTGGAGTCATTTCAAACCCATCAAGCTCAAGATGTCCCATGACTATTTCTGCATCTGTATTTTTGAGATGCTCCATTGTCGCTTCTTCGTTCTCCCTATTGATCCAAGGGACAAAACAAATTTTCGTACCCTCAATAGTAACAGTACAAGTCTCATCGTAGACACGAATATTATCATAGTCACCTAGCAACAGATCAGGAGAGTTGATAGCGTTTGTATTCTTGTAGTAGACACAGTGATTACCCAGAATGGTATGGACTGTGATGCCCATCTCATTCAGTCTATCGAAGTAGTGAGTACGAATTCGATTCCAGACATTGAAGTCAATGGTTTTACGGTTATCAAACGTATCACCTAGGTCAATGATCTCTGTAATACCTTTCTTCTCTAGCGTAGGGAAGAACACATCATCATAAAACTTAAGGAAGTAATTCCAGAATACCAGAGAACCTTTACGACCATCCAAATGTTGATCTGTAATAAGTGCTACTGTCATCGGTTCATTCTCGTCTCAATGTTTTCTTTAATACTACCCATGTCAGAGTAGGAAGCATTCATCCCTGCCATGTCACCATCATACGTATCAGTGTGCATGATCTCCTGGTGACCAGACTTCTCTAGGATCTTACTCTTGATCTCTAGTTGACGCTTCTCTTTTTGAATCCTACGAAGGAAAGCATAATAGATAATTTGAGTGAAGTAAGCAAACGGGTTAGAAGACTTCTCTGGATTGAAGTTGTCAATATACTGTAGGCAATTCTCAATGCCGTCACAGATCATGTCCTCACGAAACATGTAGTTGACAAAGTTTGGTTTGTATGATAGGTGTGTAGCGATCTTAAGGAAACACTCACCAACATAATTGGGGACGATAGGTCTACTGTCTCCAGCATCCTTTGCTCTATTAACACGAAACTTATAGGCAACAAGGGCTTCCAAAAACTCTTTGTTATTTACATAGTATTCGGTTTTTGGCTTTCTTACCATAATTTTCTGTTTGCTTTTACTAGTATACTACAAATTTGTTTTGGTGTCAAGTCAATAGTTTTCCACAGGGGCTTGACAAATACACCTAACACCTATAGAATAACTCTGTTAAGGGTTACAGAGACATACTAGCTTCTATTAAATAGATCTTCTAATTTACTTTTTTGATCTGTTACTGATCCTAGATACCCCATTTCTTTTGACATCTTATCTGTAGGTACATCATCATCTTCTCTAGATAAGTGACTGGTATAGAATCCTTTTATCTTCTTATCCATTTCAGTAATGGTTACTACTTGTTCCATTTTTAGAACGTATAGTTCTTCATAAGAAGACATCACCCAGTCACTTAATGAGAATCCTTCCACAAGCCTACCACTTTTCTTTTGAGTGGCACGAATAACCAGCAAGGGTTTTTCCACAAGTAAACATTCTTCTTCAGTCAAGTAACATACTTTAGCAAGTAGTTCCTCATTTGATGTTAGCTTTAACGTTGCATAAAATTCTTCTTCCATTCTTTACCTTAAGTCTATGTTTATAGTTTCGTACTTAAAGTTCTCTTCTTGATATATTGCAATCCTTTCAATAAGATGTTTTAAAGTATAGTTATAGTTACGCCCAGAGATATCATCAGCGATATCATACAAGGTAGCAATATCTTTTCCATCTCCTTTACGTAGAACTCTACCAATAGATTGTAGGTTTCTAACTCTGGATTTGGAGGGAGAAGCAAATACGATGTTATGTAATTTTTTAATGTTGATGCCTGTGGAAAACGTACCGTAAGATGCGATAATGACAGCGTTGGATTCGCATTCTGTGATTGCTCTTACTTGTTCTCTATCTTCGGTATCAGTACCACCATGAACGAAGAATACAGATCTGTCGTTACTGATGTAATTATTTATTAACTCATACAAAGGTTCACCATGTTTTTCCACATAGTTAAACAAAACTAATGTGTTACCTTCTATGTCGTTAACAATATTTTTAATCAAGTTGTTTCGCTTTTCATGTGTTACAATGTACTCCATCTCCTCATGAAAGTCAGCGAAGTATTTGTAGTCATGCTTACAGACTAGGATTTTAATTCGCAAGCTGGAAAGGAACCCTTTCTTAATGAGAGTATCTGTCTTTGTAACCTGTTCACATGCACCAAACAATCCTTCCAAAACCCACTTATGAGTTTTGCTACCGTCAAGTGTACCCGTGAACCCAAAACGATACTTTGCGTTGTGGAGTTTGGTGAGGATACCTGTGAGGGACTTTGCCTTAAATAAGTGTGCTTCATCTCCGATAACACAATCAATGTCATCAAAGTATCTTTTCGGAAACTTGTAGATTGACTGCCATGTTGAGATGACAACTGGTTTGTCAGTATTCTTATCTTTGCCTGAATATATGGTGTGACAGAACTCATCTGCATTCCATCCATAGTCTTTAAAATCCTTTATCATTTGTTCTACCAAAGAAGTCGTAGGCACGATCAGTAGAATCTTCTTATCAGCCGCTGCGTAGTAACGAACGATGGAATAAATCATAAGGGATTTGCCAGATCCTGTTGGAGACAGGAACAAACCTCTGTTATTTTTGAGAGCCTTATACACAGTCATGTACTGGTAGTCTCTTGGTTTGTACTTGCAGATATGTTTCATCCAATCTGCAACAGCAGGTGGAGAAACGAAATCGTTACTTACCTCTACTTCCCCGTACCAATCATTGTTCTCAAATTTAATACCATATTCTCTTTCTCTACACCACTCTTTCAAGTGAGGTAAGAGACCATGATACAGTTCACCTGTACCAGGAGAATACAGATGGATCATACCATCCCAATATCTAAATCTTGGTTGGCGTTTTAGAAACTTTGCCTCTGGCAATTCAAAAGAAAAGTAGTCTGCCAACTCACGATGGACGTGAGGCTCTGATGAGATCTGTAGATAGACCTCATTCTTTTTCTTGACAACTAGATGTGACATTAGTTTCCATTAATAAATTTTTCCCATTCAATAGCACTTTTGATCTGAAACCCACGGTTAGAGATTTGTTTCATAACATGATCGAGAAAGTAAAGCATCTGATCAATGTACTTGACTTTTGCTTCTGTGTTAATAAGTTCATCATCTGACTCCAGATAGACTTTCATCTTCTCTGATGTTTTGATGTGAGTACCAAAAGGTTTTTCTGCGTATGTTTTAGCGTCAGCTTCACCGCCATAATATTCTCTCTTATCTCTTAAGAGTTTACGATGTTCAAACTCTAATGAAGTTTTAATTTGAGAAAGATCTGTGTAATGGTTCAGATATTTATTGTGCTGGAAAGGAATCTCCAACGCAAGTCGTGCTAGATCTTCGGAGTATTGTTTGTTCTTAAATTGAAAATCGATTTGTGTATCCTTGGTCCACTCTTCCTTAATTTTTTGGAAGCGTTGATGTAATGAACTAAAATTCATAGAGGTTGTAATCCTAAATCACATACTGTATAACGTGTGTATTTGAAAGTAACGTTAGCTGTAAAGAACTCAACTTCTCCCACTGAAAAATCAAATGGAATACTAGTAAGTTGCACTGGCATTAATCGTTCAAATCTTACACTATATTTTGGATTGAAGTTAGACGTTAGTATCTGTAGAATACCATCAGAGTATCCTTCTCCTTCTCCATCAAATGATTCTGAATTACCATTGTCTCTGATCCAGTTCCATACAGTCATGTAGTTGGATAGATCTTCGTCAATAATAAACCGAACCGTTAGATCACTGTATTCTACACCACCACCAGGAATAATGGGTACACCTCTAAAGGGTGTTGCCACTTCAATAGTTGGCATAGAAACATCTGGAATACTAGCTGATTGACAGAAAAAATCAACACCACCAAATCTTTCTAGGGTAAATTTAAACCCTGTAGGTGTTAAGAAATTTCTGTTTTGCGGTAATTTTTTGTACCAATCAGCAGACATGTCAGCATCCCAAGCACTACTATTTAGCAGTCATTAAAGACTGTACCTACGGTAGAACCTAGACTGGAACCTGCTTTTTGACCGAGGAGTAGAGCCCATCCACCAGCCAACCATCCTACATATGGAATACTCATAGCAGCAGGAACAGCAACACCAGCAGCGATAGCACTACCTGCCATTGCACCCTGGGACCGTGCGCCAGCGTCCGCCACTAAACACTCTTCTTCTCGGGCAGTCAACTTTCCCTCGCCGTCTACAGCGCCTCCTACCCCCATATTACGGGTGCCTTCCATAGTGAATTGATCACGACGGAACTCGCGGCGCATTTCAACTTGCTGACCACCAAAAAATCCTTTCTTACTTTTATTGAGGTCTAATGCTTTTTGTGACTCTAGAACTTTAGGATCGTTTGCACGATACTCAATCTCATATCCATCCTTACCAGCTTTAATTCTGTATGACGAATAATCTCCACGAGGGATATTGATTGTAGGTACTTGTGGAACTTGTGGTTTTTCTGGTCTGTGAATTACATAACCTAACAAACCAATGTGTGCCAAGGCAAAGAGTCCACCTAGTGTCAACGCAATCGTTTTGACTGGTGACTTGCTCGGTACTTGCTCGGTAACTTTTTCGATTTGTTTTGGTTTATTCTGTTCTTTCTGTGCTGCTGCTTGTTCTCTTTTCGCAGCTGCCTCATCTAGGGATGGCATAATAACCCCATGGTATAGTCTTTAATTATTTAGACAAAAAAAGACCCCCCTTGAAGGGAGGTCTGTAAGAAACCTGGTGATGAATCACATGAGGTTGATAACTTGTACTCTTCTGTAGTACATGTTGGCGTTTGCCGAAAGTGTTTCGCCATCTGGAGTACCATTGTAGGTTCCGTTGGTGGTGACGAAAGGATTGCTGACCATGCCGTAACGAGTCTTGAAACCAATTTTTGGTTGGAAGGTGTCAGGGTCGATCGAGCGAACCATTTGGAGGGGAACGTAAGGACAGTAGAATAGTCCTGCGTCATAAGGGCTAGTACCTTTGTATCCGATGACGTAGTAGTGCTTGTCGGAAAGGTTAGCAGCATAAGGATCGACGTAGACCTTGATGCGACCGTTGATTGTGCCAACCGAAAGGTTGCCAGTGTCATCAACATCACCGATGGAAGGACCACCAGCACCAGTTAGACCAGAGGAGTAGTCAAGGACGCCTGCCATTGCTAGGGCACTTGCAACGTCTGCAGAACAGATGAGGAAGTTGCCTTTGCCACGACGAGTCTCTTGAGCAATTGCGTTAGCATCGCGCTCAATCTGGAATAGAAGTCCTTTGAACTTCTCAACTGACCATCTGCCGTTGGAGTCAACGTCTAGGTCAAAGATACCTGCGTTAGCAACGTTGTTTTGAGCACCGACTTTAGCAACCTGATATACTGTACGTACAACTTCACGGTTGATTTCTGCAAGGACTTCACTGGACAAGATGTTAGCAAGTTCTTGCTCTGCATCTAGACCATGAATAGCCTTGAGGTCTTGTGCTAGTTCCAAGGTGTATTCTGCTTTCAAAGCTCTGGACTTTGCAGTCACAGAAGTCTTCTCAATGCTGAATGACATCTCACGGAACAGACGGGAAGCTTCGCCCATCTTCTCCAAGTTCTCACGGCTCATGCCACGACCTACTTCGTAGGTTCCAGGTGAGGAGTCGTTAAGAAGTGCAGGGTTGTTACCCTCTGAATCGCCACCGACACCAGCGCCAGTTCTAGGTGTATAAGCACCAGCTGTTGCGTCATGTGCTGTGGAGAATGCACTGTCAGGCTCGTTGAACAAGGCTTCTTCGCCGCCTTGGTTCTCGTAGCGTGAGCGCATTGCGAAGATTAGTCCAGTAGGACCGCTCATTGGTTGGACGCCACAAACGTCATATGCCATTAGGTTAGGCATTGCACGACGGACGAGGCTGATAAGTACAGGGTCGAAACCTGCAAGACCAGCGGTGTTAGCGTTGCCGAGTGCGCTGCCAGAAGGAGAAACAGTACCAGCGCCAAGGCTGTTAACTGCAACTTCGTTTAGCATACCGCGCTCTTCGCGCATAAATCTTTCTTGGTTCTCCAGGAGGACAGATGTGACAGCTTTCTTGTAACGGTTATCGATAGGCGAGGAGCCTTCGTGACCAAGAACAGGTGCCCACTTTTCCTGAAGATGTTCTGCGTTAAACATTTTCTTTATTGGATTAGGGAGTTAAATTATTATGAGTTCCAGCGACTGATAGCATTGAGGTATGCCGCCATTGCTGGGGTTACTTCTCCGCCTTCAACTGGTGCTTCATCAGTAGCTTCTGCTGCAGGTGTAGCAGGGTTTGCTGGGAAGTATGATTCGCGGAGGGTCTTAACCTTCTCTGCAAACTTCTCTTCCGACTCAAACTCTACGCCTTCTGCTAGAGATGCCAACTTGTCTTTTTGAGTGTCTACCAAACCTTCTGAAACGATGTTCAGAATTACAGTTTTTGCAGACTCATCTAGACGACCTTGAAGTTTCACGTTGCGCTCAATCTGTTCGTTGAGGCTGTCTTCCATCTTACGAATATCTTCAGTCATTCCTTCGACAACATCAACTTTGTCATCGGGAATATTAATGTAGTGTTCTTGGAAGAGATTCTTGAGTCCAGCGATGAAGTCTTCAGTAATTTCGTTACGAATACCACGATCGATGGATACTTGGTTCTCTTCCAACCATGTTTGAATGGCGTACTTGATAGTACCACCTACCTCTTCTGCAAGTTCTGCCTTAACAGATGTTACTTGCTCGGAGACACGAGTCTCAAACTGCTCTTCGAGTTTTGCCCACTCTTCAGATAGTTTGGATTTGACTGCTGCTTCAAAAATTGTTGTTGCTTTTTCTTTGAACTCTTCAGTGAGTTCTGTTCCTTCGGTGAGTGCTGCAACATCTGCACTCATGTCAAGGGATTCAAAGGAAGGCTTGATGGGATATGTTACATCAGGACCAGTGCTGGTTGCATATGCTACATCAGCACCAACGGTAACAGTCTTGCCCTGGTCGCCAGCATCGTTGATGCTAGAGGTCTGTGCAGTACCATCGCTCTGTGCGCCTTTAGCACCAACAGGGGCAGATGCTTTAGCACCAGGATTATCCTCGCCCTCATCGTTTCCGTCTGGACGTGGACCACCGTTATCGGTGACTGACTGTTGAGCTCCGTAACCGTTAACAGCGTCGGTGCCTACAGTAGCCTTACCTTCGCCAGCTCCAGCTTTGGAGTTGACTTCGGTCTTGGACTGACTAGACGCTTCGTAACCGCCACCACCAGGAATAACTGCTGCAGATACTGTTGGCATTGGATCGCCAGCTTCAACAACTAGACCTGATTCAGTTACAAACTCCTCAAATTTTTCCTTTAACATATCTGACATGTGAGTTTCCCCTTGAATTTCTATAGCTATTTCTATGATTATTTATTAAGTTAGAGATTTGACAGGAAGTGTTCAAAGACTTTTAGAGTCCTCGCTTCCAAATCTTTCTTGGATGATTCACTAATGTATCCCTGGTATTTAGCAACTGTTTTCTCTTTTAGGAGACCGTTGTCCCATACCCACTCCTTTCCTTCCATGATGCCGTTTACAAATGCATCAGGGGCAGAAGGATCTGCTACGATATCAGCAGCAGTCGCAAGCATAAAGTCATCCATAACATAATTAGCGTCTTCACGCTTATCAATGCTACCCATGCCGCGAGAAGAAACACCAAGTTTCACACCCTCACCAAGGAGAGATTTGGCAATGTTGCCCATTGGTGTGTCAAGAATTCTTGCCTTGCCCACGAAGTTATTACCTTCAGCCTTGAGTGTTGTGATCCTGTGGGATACACGATCAAGGTTTACAGTAGGACCATCGGGGTGACCTAATTCTCCTAGCGCACGACCTTTCGATACGTACTCTTCATTATAACGACCTACTTCTTTTTCCAGAACAGAAAATGGATATACTCTTCCGTTACGGTTTCTTACTTCCGATTGGAGGAATACACCCTCAATGTAGAGACACTTTTGACCGTCTTTTTCTTCGGTCAAAAGTTTGACCTCCTCAATGTTTTCTGTAATGAGTTTCATTCTTCTGGAGTATCTGTAGGTTCATCAAAGTAGCTAGATGCTACACTTTGCTTGTACTGATCAATAACGTCTTGTGCTTTGCCGTATAGATAATCGTTAATCTTATCTAACGCATCGCCGCGCTTCTTGTCAGCAATCAAATCAACAATGTCAACGAGTTCAGACTCTAATGGTGTGTCCATATTATAATCAAGAGTTATATTTTATTTATCAGCTTTAGGTTTTGCAGGCGAAGCAGCAGGTTTTAGCTTCTCCATTTCCTTTGCCTTGTCTAGTTCTCTAGTAGCATCGTCTTCCGCAGACTGTGCATCTAGTTCAGGTTTGAAAGCATCGTTTTGACGATCCATCATATCCATAGATGTAACATCAACAGGGTCAATTACCATACCGCTGTCAATATCAACACGCATCTGCTTATCGATTTCTTTGTATTCCTTCTCGGTCTGCATGAGAACCTGACGACGGATGTATTCTGTGGAGAAATACTTACCAACGAAAGGATCCATTTGTGTAACGAGAGTGATGCGTTGCATCATCATCTCCTGTTTCTTCAACTCATTGAAGTGATTGTCAAACAGGAAGTCATATTGAATATGCTCTTCCATGTCCTCCCAATCTTCAGGAGCGATAACGCCCTTGAGAATCAGTTGAGTCTTAAGAATGTCATGGAACAAACGAGAGAAACGTTTACGGAGACGACCAATGAACTTACTAAATTTCAGTTCATCGCGTAGGATCTCTGTAGACTTACCAAGGTTGAATGCTTTGTTGTCGTCAGTGAGACGAGAGGGTGGGAGATTCAGAGAGTTGTATAGTTTCTTTCTAAAATACTCAACGTCCTTAAGCTCGCCTAGGTTCTGACCACCAGGTAGAGTTGTGATTTCTGTACCACGACCGCCTTCACGACGGGGCAACCAGAAATCCTCAAGCATACTCATATGCTTTTTGTCGTCACGAATCTCGCCAGTGCTAGCATCGTATACAAGCTTGTTACGATAACGTGCCATGACATCACGTAGGTACTGCTCCGCTTTAACTTTGGGGAGATTACCAACGTCAATATAAAAGATTCTACGTTCTGGTGCTCTTGATAGTCTGTAAATAACTAGACTATCTTCAATCATGCGGAGTTGATTGAGAGACTTGATTGCTTTATGCAAGAAGGACAGACTGTACTTCTTGTTAAGATCCATAACGCCAGAGTTTACTGTGGCGATAGAGTCTGAAGCAATCTTGATTCCATTATTGGTTGAGAAATCTGATGCACTATTGTGTGGCATCGTCATCGAACCAGAGAAACCCTTTGGTTGATAAATGTAATACTCTACATAATCACCCCAGTCATATGCAAGTGCAGTACCTTTGACTGCTTGAGGATTTGCTGCTACTTCTGGATTAACAATCTTTTGACGAACTTTACGAATCTTGACTGCATCAATGTTTCGTAGTTCTAAAATTCCTTGCTTTGGGTTTTCAAGATCAATGACCTTGTGGTAATATACCCTACCATCCACATACCAATTCCGAATAATCTGGTGAGCGTTCTTGTCAAAATTCAGCATCTTTAAGATGTGATCGAACTCATCACGGATCTTCTTCTTGACCCCTGCACCCATACCTAAATTTGACAATTCAATTTCAACGGGTGCATCGTCAGCATCACTGACAACAAACTCGTTTACAATTTCATCGATTGCGGTGTCTACCTCTGGGTGTAGCGACATGTCTCTATATCGCTTGAGTAGTTCATACTCATTCTTGGAGACGCCTTCAACATCTACATATGTACCAAAATAACCACCTGCTACGGTGGCTACGCTGTCATCACTATTAGGGGGAACAGGGGATTGTCCCTTATTCCCCCCGCCGTCTTTGATTAAAAAACCAAATAGTTGACTCATAATTAATCGATCTGATTACCTGATAATACTATTTATCAGGTCAGAAAATCATCCCTTTACATCTGAACTGAACGCTTTCTCTCCAGACGTTGCTGTCCAGTAAGAATACTGGAACTCAACTGTGAACTCTTCAATCTGATCGTTGCTGTCATAAGCAAGATCGATCTGGGAGATGCTAGTTGGGAATGCATAGTGGAGGTCATACTGGCGAAGAATTGTTGCGCCAGTACCATCGTCATTGGTTGGGTTGCTGTCCTTTCTCAATTGTTGGACAATCATCTTCTTCATGTAACCAGGATCTGCTTCACTAGGTGTGAAGAGAGGTGCATTGTTAGCTTCGTGAGCGTTCATCGAAGCCAACCAAGTCTCAAACTTACCACGGATCTTCATTTCCTTATCATTGAAGAAGGTTGCAGACCAGGTGTCGAATGTACGATCACCAACGATCTTAACTGTTCTTCCTCTGAAAGGAACCTCAATCACTCCCAGGTTAGATGCTGGGAGTGCTGTGGATTTGCAGAGTAGATTTACATCTGCATCTTCCTGTCCACCTGGGAAAGGAATCTTCACCATAAACATATTAGGCTTGACGCCTTCACCAATTTTTGAAATAAAAGAATTAATACCAGCCATTGTTTTTGCCTCTATGGATATTTGATCAGGAACCGACTACTTCAGAGAACGAGACGCCAGTCTTCGTTGCTGTGAATGTAACTGTGATGTAGTTAATAGAGCGAGTTGGTTTCAGGAATAGTTCTGCAACAAACTCGTTACGATCAATTACGTCAGGGGTGTTATTGGACTCATCACATACCACGAGGAAATCAGTTACGCCACGACGTGCCTGAACTTCGGACATGTAGCTGCTTGCAGCTGCTAGGAATGAAGAACGGGTTGTCGCATCGTTTTGCTCAAATAGAACTGTCTTGGCAAGATCTCCAATTCTCTTCTCAACATTGAGGAAGAGGCGACGAACGTTAATACGATCGAAGGAAGAAGGTGATGCAAGTGCAGTCTTGTCGCCAAACAGAGTGACGCCACTACCAGGGAATACAACAACAGGGTTGACTCTGGACTGATAAAGTTCGTCTCTGTCTGCCTTGCTTGGATTGTATGCTAGTTTGATAGCGTTACGGAGGGAACCTCTGTTGACACCAGCAGGGGAATACCAGTCATCGAGGAGGCTACTAGTAGCAACACACAGACCAGCGATATCGCCATTGCAAGGAATGTAGCGATACTTGTCATTGAAGCGGTCGTAGAAATACTTGTAACCGCTATCAAATACAGCGTATGACGTAGAAGTCATGCCGTTAAAGAAGTTGAGAGTGTTCTCTCTTTGCTGGATCGCAGTTAGTGCGCCAGCAGTTCCAACTTGGTTGCCTTTGTGTGGAGAAACGAATGCGATGCAATCCTTTCTTGCTGCTGCGATACTGATAACCTTATTTGCTTTTGCTTTGGTGTCAGTTTCGGTAGCGAGCGAACCACCCATTAGAACAAAGTTCAGGTTAGGAACTAGTTCTGTATCAGAGAACTCATCAAATGCTGCTTCAATTTCAGCAGGGGTGTATACGTAGTCGTCAGCACCACCAGTTAGGGTCCATGCTTTTGCGCCAACTAGGAGCAACTTGCCAGCAGAAGATGCAGAAGGTTGATCTAGTGAAGTACCACCACCAGCAGATGCAGGTTGTGTTCCAGCAGGAATTACTGTGCCGTTAAAGAAGAAGCTTGATTGCTGTTCGATTACATCTCTGTAGAAGTTAGCAGCGCCTTCAGTGTTTCTACCGTCAGACAGTTTGGAAACAAACAGAACTCTTTCTAGTACAGTATTTGCTGCGCCAGAAATTGATCCATCAGCATCAATAACTGCGAAGTGCATTTCGTCAAAAGAAACACCTCTGTCAGCAGCGAACTGGGAAGTACCAGGACGAGGACCGATAGCACCAAGTGTTAGACTTGTGCCAGGGATTAGAGTGTTGGTGTACCAATCTTTGACTGTAGTGATTGTGATTGCAGTATCAGTTACGGATGCAATATCGACGGTTGCGTCTGCGCCACCGCCAGCAATTGTGATTGTATCGCCACTAACGTATCCAGATCCACCTGCTGCTACGGCAACGCTAGTAACGCCACCACGTACAGTAGCGATAGAACCGCCACCGTCGTTACCACCACCAGCAACGGTGATCGTGTCTCCTACTGCATAACCACTACCTGGGGCATTGATTGCGAGAGAAACGATAGAACCGCCAGCAGCTGTGATATCAACAGTGAGTCCACTACCAGTACCATTAGTTGTGGTTGCTTGAGCAGTTGCTGTAACGTAGGAAGAACCACCAGCACCACCATTTAGTGTTAGAGGAAGACCTGCAGAAACTGTGAGGTCTAGGGTAAGTCCAGTACCAGATCCACCAGATGTTGCAACAGCAGATGCGGTCTCATAAAGAGTACCACCAGCGGTGACTGCAGTAAGACCTGAAACAACACCAGTATCAGGTGTGTCGATGCTATCAGCAGTTGTTAGTCTGGTGTTAGGATCATCCAGAATTAGTGAAGCAGTAAGTGTTCCAGCATCCCATCCGTATACGACTGCTTTCTTACCACCAGTGAACGTGACTGTATCACCAACAGCGAGTCCTGCAGGTGCTGCGGTCAATGTTGCCAGCTGATCAGCACCACGGTCAACAGTAACAATTTTAAGTGCGTTGCCATATGTACCAGGTGTTCTTGCAACTAGCATGTTGCCTGCACCATTACCTGCTGCCCAGTCATCGTCATTCTTGACTACAACTGTGCCGCCAGCTACGGATGCACTATTTACGCCAGTAGCAGCACGAACGACTGCTAGGCGACCGCCGTATCCTAGGAATTCCGATGCTACGAAAAAGTCCTCGGCGTTTGCGTCGGTGGGAGCACCGAAAACTGAAATTAATTCTTTCTGTGATGAAATATTCACTACCTTTCCGATCGGACCTTTACGGAAAGTTGATGCGTGAGCAGCGGTAATCTCCGATGCACCTACGACAACAGCATTAGATAGGTCACGCTCTCTTAATCTAATTCCAGGCGAGACTTGACTTGCCATGTATTTTCTCCTTGAGTAACCAAATTTGATCTATAGGTATTTAGATTTTTGGAAAGTTCAAGTGGGGAAACAATGCACGAACCCTTTACCAGTCTGGATAGATATCTTCCTTATATTTTCTTCTTTTATTCGTTACTCTTTGTTTGGTACAGTCCTTACATTCATAGGACCACGCAGACAAAGATGTCCTGTCTGGTCTAGACCTATAGAAATCTGTAGTTAAATCTTTAGTTTTTCCACAAGCTCTACACTTTCTTTGTTGGAAAAGAACAGTACCTAGATCGAACATATCTTCTACGTTCATTAGATACTCCACATGTATGATACATCTTCCTGTGTATCACCATACTCCCAATGAGATCCATCTTCTACAAATCCTTCATCACCTTCTAGACCTGTGGTAATAAATCCGAATGGTGCCATGTCTTGTTCGATCTGATTCTTTTGTTCATCGTAGATACGTTTACGAACATCGTTATCAGTAAGTTCTTTGAAGTAATCTTGTTGGACTAACCAAGCAAAGATTACCATACACATTACCAAGTCATCATGGAATCCTTCATCAGCTTCAAAGGATTGCTTCTTCTGAATGAACGTGGTAAGTTCTGATATAATTTCGTAGTCATTAAAGATAAGTTTGTCATCTTCAATAATTTGTTTGAGGTTAGCACAACCAACCTTCTTCACGGTAACACTCATCTTGACACCAAGCTGTGTTTTAGATCCAGAAAATCCATGCCCTACAATCTGCCCTGCTCGCCCTCTCATGGCACACATAAGCACATTAGGATACTCAAGGTCATAATTTAGAATCGACGCCACAGAGTCCCCTACGTCGTTTACCTCACACATAACCCATGCATTATTATATCCTCTGGCAACATCATTAATGACATTGGGAAACAACATCGGTTTGATTTCATTGTTCCTATACTTTGCTACTATCCTATATGGAACTGTAGTAATATCGTAAACAATGAAAGCAGAGTAATCTCCCCCAATACCGCGAGAAACATCCACCGTAATAATATATTCCCCGTTGGTTGTTGGTTTTTCATAGATGTCAAGTCCCTTGTTTGTAGAGATGGGATCAATAAAAGTCAGTGCTCGCAGTTTAGCAGCAGAGATTAGTGTGTCAACAGATCCAAGAAATTCACACTCAAACTCCTGTGTGAACTGTCTCTCGGACGTGTTCTTAATTGTTTCTGCTTTCCAGTTCTCATCACGTCCAGGCACCTGCGACCAGTGTACCTCATGCCAGGTATATCCATTCCTATCATTCTGTGCATCAGTCCACAACTTATAGAAGTGGTTCATACCCTGTGGGGTAGAGATGATAATTACTTTCGTTGACTTACCAGAAGTAATAGTAGGATAAACAGAGGCAAAGAACGACTCTGCAATATGGTTTGGTACGAACGCAAACTCATCGAGGAAGATGATGTTAAACGACATACCTCGGACAGCACTTGCAGATGTAGAAGCTGCCAATATCTTACTGCCATTCTCCAACTCCATAGAACCTTTGTTCCATGATACCACACCCTGTTGAATCCACTTCGGTAGATTCTCATATGCTGTTTGTAATCTACCAAGTAGATCTCTTGCCGTACTTGCTTTGTTAGCAAGGATACCAATGTTTACGCTATCGTTGAACAACGCATAATGCAACAAATACGAAACCACCGTCGTAGACTTTCCAGTCTGACGAGGTAGCTTCGCAATGTTGAATCTACTTCTATGAAATTTTTTAATTAACTCCTCTTGGAAGTCCCACATCTTAAATGGCACCAGACCTTCATCAAGAGAAACAATTTTTACATAGTTTTTTGTAAAGTATATTGGATCGTGAGCACACTTTACATACTCTGCAATTTGTTCTTTGGTAAAGTCTTGCTTGACATTTGCTTTTTTTAGAAGCGGATTACCAAGATAAATCTGATCGGTTGCCATAAGAAAACTAGTTCACCACTAGTATTTAGAGATCTCCAAATTGATCACGCATTTCTTCCATTGATTTTTTCTTTGCGGAGTACACACCATCAATGTATCCAGACCTATATTCCCAGGTAGTTCCACCATCTTGTCCTTTCCTAGGATTGATGCATGTTTCGTCACCTAGTTTATTGCAAACCAAACCAGCTAGGTCTAGTTCACTCTTGTCGTAAGAGGCAGCAGTACCTCTAAACACATGTTTGCCGTTAATCCAAGCAGCACCACATTTAGGACATTCTTTTCTCTCAATTTTGAGATCCGACAGTTCCTTATCGTTGGTCATCTTTTAATTCCTTTATGAGTTTATTGTAATCAGGTAGATCCTTTATGAGTTGTTGTTCTAATTTACGCCTCATCATAAACATTCTAAATTTAACCCATTGATATCTAATTACTAGATCAATGTACGCGAATAGACGCACCGTTTCTTCCATACCTGCATATGCTACAAGTAGAATAAAACAAGTGATTAATACATAGAGTCCGAGCATTGTGTTACACTACGCTACAAAGTATTATAGGACTATGTAGGTAAAAATCGTGTAAAGAATACTAACAATTTGTGTATTGTCTACATTTCCGTAAAATTGTATTCTGCCATCATAGCAAACATTCTCTTCTTCATTATATCCAGAAGAACTTGTTCTTCAGCAGGACGTGCAGGGGAACCTGGCCACATCTTAATTGAATAATCATAGTGATCATACAGACATCGGACTTCATCGATTCCTAATGTCATGGTACAATACCATTCATTTTCTTTAGATGAGGGTTCCATGTTTTCTCCTTATCTCTCGTAGTGCTTCTAAATTCATATCCTTGGTGCCACCATCGTATGCGTGAGCATAACCTTCTGTGATCATTTGTTCGTTGAGTGACACTGTGTCATCCCCGATGTATAACCAACCCAGAAGACGCCCATATTTGCCAGTGCCACCAACAAGTTCAGTCCTAACAGACAACTCATCATCACCAGCCAACGTGCCTTCGAGTTTTTCTTTGAGCCAGTTGGTTGCGTCGATTCCAAGAGCTTTCTCCTCTAGATTTCTCGTTCTCTTCTCTGGCGTATCAACTCCAGCAACTCTAACTCTTTCTTTCTTGTATAAATCAAACCCGAGGTCGATAGTAACATCAATAGTATCACCATCAAGGACACGGTTGATCTCCGTCACTCGGAAGTTGTAGCAACTCTTCCTGCTTGGTGGTGTCAATGCTCCCATGGGATTCCCTCTCATCTATTCCTAGTATGTATATGATGGTATAAACCGCACCAACCACAGCAAGGATTACCATAATAATTACTGACCACACAGGATCATCTGGATTATCTAAAGGACGTAATAATAAATTCATTTCCAACTTTCTGTGCTAGGAATTAATTGATAAGACATTTTATCTCTTAACTTATTGACACGCTCATCATTATACTGCTTGAAATTTCCTCGCTTCTCAACTTTCTTGTAGTAGTGTAATGCATTAAGGATGATCGTATAGTCATCCATATCTAATTCAAATTTCATGGGTTTCTAGGGTCAATTCCTAAATCTTTTAAATATTCAATCCACCAATCAACATCTTTTATATACCTCCAATTTGGAACAGGCTTACCTTGAAGCGAATAGTATTCATTAATCGCTTCATCGATAATCTGTGCGATCTCCATATTCCTCTTCCTCTTCATCAACGTCTGCATATGCATCTGCCACGAAGGGTCCTCGTTTTCGTAGAGGTTCTTTTCCGACATAAGAGCTTTCTGTATTAACTGCAGATACCCATACGGCGAGTTTCATTACTAAAAAAATAATAACCAGTGGTGTAAAACAACCGATTAAAATTACTGGATTCATTTATGATTCCTCGCGAATGGTTCCCAATGTTCCCACCCATATTTATGAACGAGATCCATTCCTATAATAGGAACTACTATTAAGATCATTGATAGGAGACCTAAACTCCACTGATGTTCCATCGTATATCTAATAAGGATAAGCATTACCCAACCCCCATACTACAAACAGTGCTACAAAACTGAATATAAAAAAACCTGTGACTCTTACGTTAGAAACTTTTTCCATGGGTCTTCATTGTGAAGGCAAGATTTGGGATGTACCCAATTACTATTTACTTCTTCGAGACTTAACTTAAGCTGCTTATTTTCGAGTTTCAACATATAGATCTCATGTCTTAACTTTTCAATTAGATTCAGGTTCAGATTCATATCGTTTTTTCCATAACTCCAGGAAGTATCGATCAACTTCGTACAAGTCAGATCGAGAGGGTGTAATAGTATCTATGTCTTGAGACCATGACATACATATAGATCTCATCTCCATTGTAATATGATCTGGTCGAAACATTCTACCGAATGATGACATGGCAAACGCATACCTCATCTTAATGCGCTGTTCCATTTCCTCCGTAGGCGTCAGTTTCATAATAGTTATTTTCACCTTTTCTGTACCCGAAATATGCGGTGGCACATATAAAGGGTAGTGATCCGTAAAGTAGGACATGTGCTAGAGTCATTTAAAAGTTCCTTTATTTTTCACCGACCATGTTATCTCCATGGCAATCACCATTAGTGTGATAAATGCAAATACAAATAATCCGCTCATCATAGTGTTATCTTTAACCAAGGTAATAGTGGAGGGATCACTCCGACAAGTCGAAGTAAACCTTCAGCAAAAAGTGCGAGAACAATCCAGCCAACACACATACTAATAATTCCAGCGTTACGATTATGCTTTCGTATTGCATCGTCAATCATCTCCTGTGCTTGTTCTTTGGTTATGTAATCCTTATTCCACATGAACTACGCCAGTCATACCTGCGCCCTGGTGAGGACCGCAGAAGAAGTTATAGTCTCCTGCGTCAGCAAATACAACGTCTTGTGATTCTCCAGGAGCAAACAGCAATGCTTCTCTAGAAAGATCTGGACGTGCCTCAACAATAATATTGTGGGGAGGTAGTGATTCATTGATAAAGTGAACGGTGTCACCAGCAGAGATTGTGATCTCATTCGGTGAAAATGCTAGGTTGCCATTAGCACCCATTGCTACATCTACTGCCCACACTGGAGCAGCAAAAAATAACACAACCAGAAACGTGATTAAAGCTTTCATTTTGATACAGAATATTGTTCTTGATATGTTTTGAGTTTTTCAATCAACTCGTGGTATTCATCCCACATGTATTCAGAACCTGTCTTGTCCTGATAGACCTGACATGCTTTGATTAAACGGTGTACATCAGTCTCGTTAAGCCGCATGATATTCTCAAAACTCATAGTATAATTATAGTTCTAGTAATTGATATTCCTTTATTTTAACATACATTTAACAAGTATGTCAGCAATTCCAAGCACGTAATGATTTTGATAGGCGATCATCACCTGTGTTATTAGATTTTTTCTGCCTCTTTCTCATGCCTTTCATTCGAGCGCAGAAGGATTTCCTACGGGGATTTCCAACCTTTTTGCTTGGTGCCTTAAGGTCTGATCCTGGATTTTCCTTTTCATAAGACTTTCGTCCTTTTTCATTGAGTCCTCCTGACTTTTTCTTTCCTGACTTTTTGGTCCAGGCTGCTCCTTCGAGCACTGATTCTTCAAAGTTTTTGACGGCGTACTTGTCCCAGTATTCAACTCCGAATCGACAGACTGCTCTAGTCTCCCACTTTTCACATCCAGGGCAGTAACGTTTTTCTGCTGCTTCGGTGATGTCAATACGTAGTTGTT